AAGAACAAGAGCGAGGTGAAGAAACTTGTCGAAGAGGGCAAGATCGGTTTCCCCGAAGTGCAGAAGGCCATCGAAGCGTTGACGAACGAGGGCAGCAAGTTCGGCGGCTTGATGGAAGCGCAGTCGAAGACGATCAAAGGACAAAAGTCGAACATCGAGGACGCGTGGGAGCAGATGATGAACGAAATCGGGCGAAGCCAAGAAGAGAACATCTCGGGGGCGCTCGACATTACGGGCAAACTCATCGAGAACTGGAAGACGATCGGGAAGGTGCTGCTCTATGTGATTTCGATTTACGGCGCATATAAGGCAGCGATGATGCTTGCAGCCATAGCGACACGAATTAACGCCGCGGCGGCGCAGAATATGGCCTACCAGCAGAAGCTCGCCGCGATGCAGGGCATCGTGTTGACGAATGCGCAGGCGGGTATGGCGGCGGCAACCTCCACGGCGCGATACGCGTTTGAGTCTTTGAAAACGGCCTTTATGTCAAACCCTTTCGGGATGCTCGCCACAGCGATTACAGCCGTCATCTCGGCGATCGTCATCTTCCGAAAGGAGGTCGACGAAACGACCCAAATGTCCGAGCGTTTCGGCGAGAGCGCGGCGAAGTCTATCCAGCAGGTCGATATGCTCGGTACGGCGCTAATGGGGCTGGACGAAGGCACGGGCGTGTACAAGAAGACGATGGACGAACTCAACACCATTCTTGAAGAGTATGGCATCACGCAGATTAAGGAGGGCGACAACATCGACTCTATCAACGAGAAGCGCAAGCAAGCGATTGAGCTTATCAAGGAGGAGGGCATCGAACGCCAACGACTGAACGCGATACAGACGGCGGGGGATGATTACCAAAAGGGGGTGGATGACATAGGGCACAAGATTGAGAAGAGTTTCAAAAACGCGAAATACGACACGGGGCTGCGCAACGCTAACGGCACGACGGTTTGGGCCGATATAAAGGAGGTGCAAAAGTCCGCAAAAATGTTTTCCCAAATATATCAAGAGATCGCGGTAGAGAACGCTGGGAAAACGGTTGAAGAGATAGTACGCATCTACAAGGATCGATTGCGACGAATGAGAGATGCAAAAGAAATCGATCTATCCGATAAGGAAATCAACTCGACCTGGTTTGACGGCACGTTCTTTAAGACGGAAACCCTTACAAATTACGCCAATGAGATAAAGGAATTGACAAACGCTTACGAAAAGAATAAGATTGTCGCCAATGCGAATGCCAAGGCTGCAAAAGAAGTGGAAGAAGCCCACATGAGCACAGCCGAGCGCGTCGAAGCCGGACGGAGAAAGATTCTTAACGCAAGCAAGACGGCGGACGAACTCTACAAGAACGTATCCAAAATCGCCAAAGACTTTGCCGACAATACGCTCAACTTCCACATCAACTTCGACGGAGAGCCCCCCGCGTGGATGCTCAACATGGACTCCGGTAGGGTAAAAGATCTTGCCGCAGGCTTTGCGAGCATCTTGGAGGATATGAAGCGGAAGGGGGAAACAAAGAGAACCATCGGGGGAAAGGTTTACACCGATAAAGAGGTGGCACAACGCTCCGTCGACTACGGAAAGACGGCACAAATACAATCTAAACGAGAAGAAGCCGCCCGAAAGAAAGCAGAGGAAGACCGCAAGCAAGCGGCCAAAGACGCAAAGGCAGAAGCCAAGCGAAGAGCGAAAGCAGCAGCCGATGCCCGAAAGAAAGCCGAAGAGGAGCGCAGGCGCATCACACTCGAAAAGCACGACCTCGAAAAGGACATCGAGAAGTACAAGGATTCGGTCATCGAGAAGGAGTACGAAAGCAGTCTCGAAATCCGCCAAAACAAAATAAATCTTCTCGAAGACGGGTACGAGAAGGAGCGACAACAGATCGAACTCAACTACGAACGTCTGCTCTACGAGAACAAGAAGCGTTCGGACGCCATGGTCGAAGCCATCAAGGAGAACAAAATGCGCGAATGGAAAATCGCGAACCCGAAGGCGACGAAAGAGCAAGAGAACGCATATCGCGACAAGCTCAAAGTGACGGAGAAAGACTTCGATCCGTCACAAAGAGCGATGCTGGCGCAATACGAGAGCGTAGCCGACAAGACGAAAGTGAAGGCCGCGCAGGATCTCTACACACGCACAATCGAAGGTTTCCAAGACTACGAAACGCGACGCGCGAAGATCGCGGAAGAGGGGGCAAAGAAACGCGAAGAAATCGAACGCACGCACGCCGGCTACATCAAGGCACTGAACGAAGAGGTGACGAAGGCGAAGGCCGAAAAGCAAGCCGCCCTCGACGCCGAAGCCCACACCGCGGCCGAACAACGCGAAAAGGAAGCCCTCGCCAAACTCGAACAAATCGGCGACTCGAAAGACCGCGCCCTCGCCGAATCGAAGCAAAAGCAGGAGAAGGACATCAAGGCCGTGAACGACGAGGAGATCGAAAGCTTGCAGAAGACCTCCGCGCTCTTCGTTAAACTCTTCGGCGACGCATCGGAGAAGAGCCGAAAGGAACTGCGCGGCGTGATCACCGAAACCGAGAACCTCTTGAGCTATCTGCGGAACACCGACGACAAAGACCTCGTCGCCTCGTTCGGCTTTTCGGAGAAACAGCTGCACAATCTCAAACAATCGCCCGAGAAGCTGAAGGACATCACCGAGCAACTCAAACGATTGAAGGACGCGGCGAAGGACGGAAACCCGTTCGGCGAACTTGCGGACGCGATTAACGACGTATTCAAGAAGGCCGAGAAGGGCGAAAGCCTAAAGCCCCTCGAGGTGCGTTTGAAGCGATTAGGCACGTCCACCGCCGAAGCAGCCGACGAGATCGGGAAAATCGCGGCGAAGCTCTCCGCACTCTTCGAAGCAGCGGGCAGTCAGAACATGGCCGAACAAGCCGAGGGGCTGATGAACGCGATGAGCACCGTGTCGAACATCGGAAAGGGCTTTGCACAAGGCGGCATTGTCGGGGCGATTGAAGCCGGGGCAATGGAGGTACTCGGCTACGTGACAAAGGCCTTTCAAGCGGCCGCCGTACACAAGAAGGCGCTGCTCGACATTCAGAAGCAAATCAACGACCAGCAACTGCAATACAACGAACTCCTCCGTGCCGAACAGCGCGAAGCCCGCGACCTCGAAACGATCTTCGGTTCGGACAAGTTGACGAAGGCGCGCCGATCCCTCCTCCTCGCAAAGGACTGGGAGGACGACATCAAGCGAAGCATCAAGGGCGACATTAAGACGCTTGCCGACTATCGCTTTGAACTCGAAAAGAAAGAGCAATGGCAGGGCGGACGCCAACTCGTCGACACGAAGACCGAGGGCGACAACTATGGGCTGGGCATGTTCAGCATCAAGACCGGCCACGCCAAAACGGGGTTCTTCGGTTTGGGAAAGGGGCGCGACTTGTATAGCGGTTTGACACAGATAGCCGAATACAAAGACCTCGTCAAAGCCAACGGCCACCTCAATCTCGAACTCGCCAAGAGCATCGCGGCGACCCGAGAGTTTGAGGGCGACGGCAAGAAGGCATTCGAAGCGCTCATCAAGAAGGAGGAAGACTTCGAAGCGGCTCTCAAACAGATGGACGACTACCTCGGCGGCCTTTTCGGCAACTATGCGTCGGACATTATGGACGCGGTGATTGACGCTTTCGAACGCGGCACAGACGCGGCCGAAGCTTTCGGGGACGTAACGAAGAAGGTGATGCGCAATGTGGTAAAAGACATGATGCAAGCGGCTATCCTCCAACCCGTCATTAAAGAGCAATCCGAGTTGGTGAAAAAAGCCTATGGAACGGGCGACGACAACGCAATTCTCCAGGCCATAATTCAAGCAACAGAAAAGGTCAAAGGGGAACAGGAGCGCATGACGGGCTTTATCACAAAGGCCAATGAGGAGTTGAAGAAGAAAGGCCTCGACCTCACCGCCGACAGCACCGCAAGCCGTGAAGCATCGCAAAAGGGCATCGCCACCGCGTCGCAAGACTCCGTCGATGAACTCAACGGACGAATGACCGCCGTGCAAGGGCACACGTTCGACATCGCCGAAAACACCCGAATGCTCCTCGCCACGACAAACGAAATCTTGAAGGGCGTGGTCGGCATCGAACGCAACACGGGCAACGTCCACACGCGCCTTTCGGTCGTCGAGCAGCACTTGAAATCCGTCAAAGACACCGTCGGCGACATCGCCCTCAAAGGAATTAAAATCAAGTCATGAACACGTTAGACTATTCAGAACGGCTCTACATCGGCGAGTATGACGTTGGGAGCAACAACTACGCCTGCACGGCTTTCGGGGGCTTTGACGAACTGATAGCTTTTCCGCCGTTGAAGACCCCACCCGCGAACGATTGGCACGAAGAACGCGGTTTCGACCCCGATCTTTCCGCCCCCGTGCTCGACACACGCGAGGTGACGTTGCGACTCTCCGCCACCGACACGGGAGACTACGCTAACACCCTCGAACTGCTCGCCAAAACGCCCGTTGTCGAGGTGAGCGCCCCGAGCATCGGCCGTTCGTGGTCGCTGCGTTTCATCGCCCCCACCGACAGCGCGCACTCTTCTACCTTCGGCCTTAAATTCGCCGACGACACCCCGATGCAGGCCTACACGTACCAGCCCCCCAATGCCGAGAAGGAGTGCGAGTGGATCTTGAGCACCTCGCGGCGCGATTATTTCGTGATCACCGAAAGCCCGAAACGTTCCTTTGCCGACTACGGGGCACGCGTGCTCGGCGACGTGGTCGACGAAATGGAACGGCGCAACGAAGTGAAGACGGGATTACTCCGCAAGTTTTCGACAAAACCGGGGGCGTTTTACGACAAATCCGCCATGTTTTTCGAAAAAGGCGGCGACCGTCAAGTGCAACTCCTGATGCGCGCCGACACCCTCGCCGAACTTTGGCGAAATTACGACGCGCTGCTCTTCGACCTCATCCGCCCCGGTGCGCGACGATACAAGGAAGCTCCGTTTTATTACAGCTCGTGCCGCGTCGACAAGTTCATTCCCGACGAACCGCGGCCGTGGCTGCAATTCACCCTCACTCTCACATTCTACGAAGGTAGTTCCGAAAAATCTTACTACGAATTATGATCATCTATTCCCCCACCGGCGCAACACTTCTCGATGTGATGCCCGACGATAACTCCTATCGCCACCGCGCGATTATGGGCGACAATGCGCTCACGCTCTATTTCTCCCTCGCACAACACGTCGAAATTCCCGTCGGCGCGTATTGCGAACACGGCGGCGAGCACTACACGTTGATGCGCCCCGAAGCCCTCAAAATGCAGCACACGCGGCATTTCGACTACACCATCGAACTCGAAGGCGAGCAGGGCAAGATGTCGATTTGGAAAATCCGCAACCCAATCGACGGCCGTCTGCGTTTTTCGCTGACCGCGCGCCCGAAGGAACACCTGCAAATGCTCGTCGACAACCTCAATCGCCGCGACTCGGGGTGGACGGTGGGCGAATGTATCGAGAGCGCCGAGCGTGTGGTGAACTACGAACACGCCTTTTGCCGCGATGCCCTCGCGCTGATGGCGAAAGCATTCGACACGGAATACGAGATCGTGGGGAAACGTATCTCGCTCGGTGCCGTGGAACACGACCGCGCAAACGCCCTGCCGCTTTCCTACGGCAAGGGCAACGGCTTTGTGTCGGGTGTGGCACGAACGAACAGCGAAGACAGCGTGCCGACCGAGATTCTCTACGTGCAAGGGGGCGAACGCAACATCGACCGCTCGAAGTACGGCGCGAGCACGCTGCATTTGCCCGTCGATGCCGCCATAGCCTACGACGGCGCACACTTCGAAGGTGAGACGGGCTACGATGCCCGAAAGGCACGCCGCTATCGCACGGACGAAAAAGGCTTTGCCGTGCAACGTGCCGACCGCCCCCTTTCGTCGAAGGCTGAGGACAGCGTCGATTTGACCGACATTTATCCGAGCCGCGTCGGCACGGTGGCCGAGGTCATCACGGCAGACGAGAAAAAGCACTTCTACGACTTCACCGACCCGACGATTCCCGAGACACTCGACTTCGAGAAGTGTTTGATTGCAGGTGAGAAGATGACCGTTATCTTCCAAAGCGGTATGCTCTCGGGGCGCGAGTTTGAGGTGAAATACGCCCACGCGGCATCGGGCAAGAAACCGCGGCGCTTTGAAATCGTGCCGCAGGAGATCGACGGCATGACAATGCCCGGGGGCGCATTCGTTCCCCGCGTTCGCGACAAGTACGCCGTCTTTCATTGTATGCTCCCCCAAGCCTACATCAACGACGCGGCCACACGTTCGGGGGCGGAGTGGGACTTGCTGCGCAAAGCGGTGAAACATCTGTACAGCCACGAAGACCCGAAGTTTTCATTCACCGGCACACTCGACGGCATTTGGGCGAAGCGCAACTGGGCGAACGTGGGCGGCCGCTTGAAGATCGGTGCGTTCATTCTCTTCTCCGACAAACAGTTTCAGCCCGAGGGCGTGGCCGTGCGCATTGTCGGCATCAAGGACTACATCAACACGCCGCATTCGCCCGAAATCGAACTCTCGAACGCCCCCGTTTCGTCTTCGTTCGGCACGACGTTGAAGGCGCTGGAGAGTGCGGCCGTGGCCGTTGAAGAGAAACACCGCGAAGCGTTGCAATACAGCAAGCGCCGATTCCGCGACGCACAGGAGACGGCCGAAATGATCGGAGCGGCGCTCTCCGATCGGTTCACTAATGCCATCAGCCCCGCGGCGGTGCAAACCATGTCGCTCCTCGTCGGCGACGAAAGTCTGCAATTCCGATTTGTGGGCAGCCGTACGAACCCGACGCCCGTTCCCCACACCGTGACCTACAACGCGAAGACAAAGACGGTGAACGCGGCGAGCGGCATCTTGCAACACCTCACTCTCGGCATTCGCACCGTGAGTGCCAAGCACAACCCCTCGGAATATCGCTTTTGGGACGTGGCGGCATTCACGAGCGGACGACTTGACGACGCGGCGAAGAAGTACTATCTCTATGTTCGCGCCCCTCGAAACGGCAACCGCGCGGAGTTTGTGCTGAAGGAAACGCCCGTCGGTTTTGAGAGCGACGCGGCAAATTATCACCTTCTGGTCGGGGTGCTCAACAGCGAGTATGACGGCGACCGCAGTTTCGCGCCTTTGTACGGATTTTCAGAGGTGCTCCCGGGACGTATCACCACAGATCGTGTGGCCACGTCGGACGGCCGTTCGTTCTTTGATCTCGCGGCGGGTGAAATGCGGCTCGGCGATTCGTTGGTTTATCAGAACGGGCGTTTGTCACTTCGCGGCACGTTGGTACAGAACGAGGGCGGCGTCACTTCGCCGCTGGCTTGTTATCGCGGTGAGTGGAACGCAACGACGACGTACTACAACGGTGACGAGGTGCGAAACACGGATGCGGAGGGCGTGATTTCGACCTATCGCTACATCGGCGAGCGTTCTTCTTCGGGTGCTCCGCTCACGGACAAAACGAAGTGGACGATTTCGGCATCAGGGGTGAAGGGCAAGGACGGCGACGCGGGGGAAAGCTATCACCCGAACTTGTTGGAGAATAGCGCTTTTACAAAAGGGTTCGATTATTGGAACCCGGAGGGGCGTTGGGGAGTTATTGATGACACGGAAATAAGCCCCGTGCAAGGGACGCGTGTGGTGCGCATTGATACGGATATGCTTGGTGCTCTTCCCTTCGCCTCTTTTTTTCAAGGTGTAACCGGGAGATTGAGACCGAATACTACTTACACACTCAGTGTTTGGGTGAAAACAAGTCAAGAGCTTAAAAAAGCTACCATCCTTTTTGCTTTTAAGCCCTTTAAATTCTTAGACATTTCTTCTCAACACGGAGGAGAGTGGACGCGGTGCGCAATTACCTTTACTACGTTCCCGGAAAAAAACGACAATCAAAGTATCCGCTTGCGACTTAACAGGCAAGAAGGCGCGGCATCGGTATGGTTTGCCGCCCCGAAACTTGAGGTCGGCGACACACCCACCGAGTGGACGACATCGGAGAACGACCGAAAGGGCGAAAAGGGCGCCCCCGGCAAAGACGGAAAGAGCAGCTACACGCACGTAGCGTATTCCAACAGTCCAAACGGCAATCCGTGTACACTCGACCCAAAGGGTGAAAAGTTCGCCTACCTCGGAACCTATACGGACGAAAATAAAACAGCGTCAAGAGCCCCCGCGCGCTACGTTTGGGCAAAGGTGCAGGGCGAAAAGGGCGACAACGGTCGCGGTGTGAGCCGCATGCGCGCTTTCTATATGCTGACCACCGAAAGGGACGAGCCGCAGCGCGACACGTCCGAATGGACAGAAACCGTCCAGCAGCCCACGAAGGAGCGCCCGTGGCTTTGGAGTTACGAACGCTCGGAGTACTCCGATGGCACTGCAGACCAAACCGAGGTGCGACTGATTGGACACTACGGAAAGGACGGCACAAACGGCACGAGCATTCGGGCGCAATACAGCGCCGATGCGCGGACGTGGCACGACGATTTCGCCGAGGGCGATGTGTGGATGCGTACGGGCAACGGCACAACGTGGGGCGGTGCGCTGCGCGTGGTGGGCGAATCGGGGACGGACGGCAAAAGCCCCGTTTATGATTTCGCCGCGTCCTCACAACTTGCCACCGCATCGGGAACGACCGCCCCGACTATTCGGGGAACGTGGCAAGACGCGCCCCCGACCCTCCGCGACGGCGAGGTGCTTTGGTATCGGCTCACCGCGGCGAACGGCAAAATCACCTACGGCCGTTTGAGCGGTGAGAAGGGGAAGGAGAGCTACATACACATGGCCTATGCCAACAGTGACGACGGCGAGAAAGACTTCACCTTGGAAGAAAACCTCGGGCGAAATACTGTAGAGGATTTCCTCTACTTCGGAATCTACTCCGATTTCGAAGGGAGAGCAAGCCGGAGCCCCAGTGATTATACGTGGACGAGGCTGCGCGGGGAAGATGGACTTGCGCCGAACCCGAATCTTCTTGACGGCACAAACTTTGAAAGCCGCGTGCCGTGGGCGACGTTCAACGTTTCAGAAAGTCTTTACTCGTTTAAGGGAAAGCCTACACAGTTCGGGAATAGCCAACTTGCAGAAGGTCAATTCAAAGACCTACTCGTACAAGAGATTACCTCCGTCTTGAAAGTGGGACAAACCTATACTTTCTCTGCGTGGATGCAAGCCCGTGGGACATTGACGTGGATATTCTCGGGAGTAGAGTTCGCCGAAGCCCCCAAAGTGAATGGCGTGCAAACGGGCGACGCGAGCGGTGCGGGTAACATTCCCGAAAACAAGAAGTCGTGGGAGTACGAGCGCGTGACCGTTACATTCAAAGTGAAGACGATCACCTCGTCGAGACAGTACTTCTATATCCGTGCTTGGGGCGAATCTTCGTTGAACATTGCAGACCCGAAGTTAGAAGTTGGAGCGATTGCCACCCCGTGGTGTTCCTCCGAGCGTGATCTTCGCGCCGATTACCGCGAACTGCGCTTTGCCGTGAACGGATCGCCCACGCAACCGCCTGCGATTTCTTCCGATAGACGAACACCCGACGGGTGGAACATCGCGCAGCCCGTTGTTGGAGTCGGGCAATACTTGTGGATGACCTCTGCAACGGTGAGCCGCTACGAAACGGCGCTACTCGACCGCTGGAGCACGCCGACGCGCATAACGCCCGAAGACGGAAAGAACGGCCGCGACGGCGCAGCCCCTGCCATGGTGTATCGTGGCGGGTGGGACGCGTCAAAAGAGTATTACGGCACGAAGCACCGCCGCGACGTTGTATTCTACAACGGGGCGTACTACATCGCGAGAACCGATGCAGATACGTTCCGCGGTGTCGCCCCCACCGACAAATCGGAGTGGAACGACTTCGGCGCAAGTTTCGAGAGCGTGGCCACGCAGTTGTTGCTCGCCGAGCACGCGAATGTGGGGCGCTGGATCTTGAGCAACGGCAATTTGGTTTCGGACTTAGACGACACGCGGACGCACATCAGATTGGACGCGCGAAATAATGAAGTGTGGTTGCATTCGGCAGCCGTTGATTCCGCCCCCGCAGGTGTGCAAAATGTAACGGGAGACATTGTATTGGCCGCTCGGTCGGGAGGTCTCGGGACTTCTTTTTCATGTCGAACGAAGACAAAGACTTACAACGCACGAACCTCTCTATCTTGGAAAGGCGTATCGGCCGACATTGACCACGTTCCCGCCCCACGCACCCCTAGTGATGAAAGGCGCGAAGCGATTTCGGGACGAATGACACGCGAAGACAACGGAATTGCGATCGGAGTCGCAGGGTATGCGATAAATCAAGGGGGCGGCGAAGCGTTCGGCGGGTATTTCGTCAATCTTAAAGCCCTCGGGCTTATCGTTGGTTTGAAGCGTGTAGGCGAACAAAACAATAATGCCGTGTCGCTCACCTTGTCGGATACACGCGTCGTCGGGCTGCACGACAACGGAAACGTCGACGTGCGGTTGCCTGCGAAGGCATCCGAAGGACAAACAATCGTGTTCACACAAGTAGGACGCGGCACAATGAAGATTCTCCCTCCCGTTGGAGAGTCGAACCACCGATTCGGCAACTACTCCGAGCGCATTCTTTCCGAGTGTAGCGTCAATCGAAGTAAAACAGTTCGCCTTACTCTCCTCCGAAACGTCAACATCGGAAACGAACGCGGCATCCATCTTTGGATCGTAGAAGAATAACCCTCACAGAAACTAAATATGAAATGCGAAATGCAAGAAGTTCTAATCCGTTATGCTGAACAGCATCTTTACTTACACATTGTCCTCATCACCCTTTGTGCCGCCGCGATTCTCGTTGCGATGGGCGTCGATCTCTTTTTCGGTATTCGCAAAGCACACGAACGCGGACAGCCTACGACATCGCGAGGACTGAAGATGACAAGCCGAAAGGCCGTGAAATATCTTGTCCCGTTCCTCGTCCTTACCCTCATCGACATTATCGGCACAGCGGTCTTTTCCGCTCCCTACCTTTCGATGGCGTGGGCTGGCTACTGCTTGCTCTGCGAGTTCAAGAGCGTACGCGAAAAGGCTTGGGAGAAAGAGGAAATCGACAAACAAAATAGAATCGTACAAACGACTATTGCGGAGGGCGATTTGGAGAAAGCGGCGAAGAAATTTGTAACGGCATTCTTTGCCGAAGCCGAGCGACAAGGCTTGCCCGTAAATTCACAAGATCATGTACCCGAAAACGCAGAACAATGACCATGAGCGACGTATCATGTACCCGAAAAGCCCCAAATGGGTACATGACAACCGAAACCGTTAACCACCCCGCACACTACAATCACGGCGGCGCGGAATGTATCGACGTAGCCCGCAAGATGCCGTTTTGTCTCGGCAACGCGCTGAAATACGTTTGGCGCTGCGGACACAAGCACGACGGAACACTTGAAGGAGCGCGCCGCAAAGCCGCCGAAGATGCCGAGAAGGCCGTCTGGTATCTCCGCGAGTACATCAAAGACGTGCAAAGCGGCGACATGGACGCTTTCCTCGAAGTATAAACCAACCAAAACAACAGACAAATGCAAATCCTTATTCAACGCCACGCTCTGAAGGAGGGCTACACCATCGGACGTATGGAAATCAACGGAAAATACTTTTGCGACACGCTCGAAGACACCGACCGCGGTTTGTCGGGAGAGATGTCAGAAGACGAAATCGCCGCGCTCAAAGTGAAGGGCGCGACCGCCATCCCCACCGGCACGTATCGCATCGACATGCAGACGCGCTCCCCTCGCTTTGGGCGCGTTCTCCCTCGTCTTCTCCGCGTGAAAGGCTACGCCGGTGTGTTGATCCACAGCGGCAACACGGCCGCCGACACCGAGGGCTGCATCCTCGTCGGCGAAAATCGAGAGCGCGGCAAGGTGCTCAACAGCCGCGCCACGTTGGAACTCCTGCTTGTCCTCCTCCGCGAAGCACAAGCCGAGGGAGAAGAAATCGAACTTGTCATCACACGTTCCGCGGCCAACTGACGAGAAATCCTCGGTTGTTCGCCCCCGCGCGTCGATTCTTTCCGTTTAGTGGGATAAGCCCGCAGACCTTTCCGAGGAAGTCCTCGAAATGGGAGTCCCGATAAAACGAACTCACAAGGATTTCTTATAAGTTCAAATGCGTAGCGTCGATTCTTTCCAAAAATCGGGAAATTGGAAAGAAATCATCTGATTTCGGGCGACAAGGGCGCGCAAAGTGTTCCAAATCGCTCCAATCCTTTCCAACCCTTTCCAAATTGGAAAGAATTGACCGCAAGCGCAAATACGTTTTACTCTCAAATCTTCATCAAATGAATAAGAATGCCCACTCTCCGATGCCCAACGATTGGCTGTTTCTTTTGCTCGTTGCGCTTGGCGCAGTGTGTTTCTCCGTCGTCTTGACGCTACTTGCAAGCTGCACGACGACCCGAATCGTAGAACGCCACACCACGCACACCGATACTCTCCGCGTTGTACAACGCGATACTCTCCGCGAACTGCGCACCGTCCGCGATAGCGTCTATCTTCGCGACAGCGTCTATATGGAAGGGACGACCCTCGTCAAAGAGCGCACCCGCGACCGCTGGCACATTCGCCGCGACACAATTTGGCGCTCTCGTGTTGACACGCTGCGAGCAGCCACCCACTCCACGGAATCACACAAAGAGAAGAAGATAACCGCTCCGTGGGGGATCACCTGGCGGCTGTGGACACTTCTCGGTATTGTCACGTCGTTTGTCGTTCTCAGGCATGTGTTGCGGAGATAAAGAAAAATCTGTACCTTTGTAGCAGACTATTGTTTTTCATGGTGTAATAGGTTTGCCCCGAGTGCTTTTGCATTCGGGGTTTAGCTTTTTCGTACGCTCACGAAAAAGGTCTTGTGCTTCGTAATACGTCCAAAACGCGTCCAAGATTAGAGCGAATCGACCCGTTTCTTGAATGCTTTTTATTTGTATCTGGCTGGTCTGCAGCTGATTGGAAAAAGTCCAAAAGAGGTCACCGTTTATCGAATAGCGACATCGCTTCTGCCTTTGCCGAGTTGGCGATGTCGATGTATGGTTTCATCGCGCTGTAGTCGCTGTGCCCCGTCCCCTTCATTACGATATTCGCCGGGATTCCCATCATAAG